TTTACAAATTTTTTGTAGGCACAGATTGTACGGACTGCGATATTAAAACAGACGGAACTGACAAATTTGTTGGTCACGCAACTGTTGTTAACGTAGCAGACGGAACAAACAGTTCATTTGTACCAGCATCAGCTAACGATGTTATAAGTATGAATGGTGGAACAACAGGTGGCGATAAAGGTAGTACAATTACTATCACGGCACTTGAAGATAACGTTTATTTAGTAGAAGCTATGTTGATCGGTACAGGTACTGAAGCAACACCTTTTGCTAACAGTTAATAGGTAATTAGTGTGGAGCTTCGGCTCCACACTTAATAGGAGATAAAAAATGGCAACATCAGACCAACAGTTTTCTTGTAGAACTTCTGACGGTAGATTTGGTAGAGCAACAGACGCAACAGATGCGTTTATAGCATCAGCTAGAATAACTTATATTCAAGCTGAGGGCGTTGCGAACAGTAATGTTAAAATCTACGATGGAACAGATGCAACTGGAGCTTTAGTATTCGAAGGTAATTGCGGAACTGAAGGATTAGACATCTACGTTCCTGGAAGCGGTATAAGATGTAGAACTGGTATATATTTAGATTTAACTAACACGACATCAGTTACTATCGGTTATACTGGTTAAGGAGGGTAAATGGCTAACACTACCTCTGGCACAGTCGTATTTGACAAAAACTTTTCTATTGATGAAATCATAGAAGATGCATACGAAAGAATTGGACTTCAAGGAGTATCTGGATACCAATTAAAAACTGCTAGACGTTCTTTAAACATTATGTTTCAAGAGTGGGCTAACAGAGGTCTGCACTATTGGGAAGTGGGTAATAATGATATTACTCTTGTTGCTAACCAAGCCGTTTACACAATCTTTAGATCAACTGGTGATGGCACTTCTGATGCTACAGCCATTTACGGTGTTGATGATATTTTAGAAGCAGTATACAGAAACTCTTCAAGTGTTGATTCACCACTTACGAAAATTAACAGATCTACATATCAAGCTTTATCAAATAAAACAGCTACAGGTACACCTTCGCAATATTTTGTACAAAGATTTATAGATAAAATTACAATCACTTTGTATTTAACACCAGGTAGTTCAGAAGCTGGAAATAAATTAAACTTTTATTTTGTAAAAAGAATACAAGATGTAGGTGATTATACGAATGCAACTGATGTTCCATATCGTTTTGTGCCTTGTATGGTGTCAGGTTTAGCTTTTTATTTAGCACAAAAATACGCTCCACAAAGAGCGCAAGAAATGAAATTGTACTATGAAGATGAATTTAACAGAGCATTAACTGAAGATGGTTCATCTACAAGTACACATATTACACCTAAAACATACTTTCCGGAGATAGGATAATGGGTAGATTTGCATCAGGTAAATACGCAAAAGCAATATCAGATAGATCTGGATTAGAGTTTCCGTACACAGAGATGGTCAGAGAATGGAATGGATCTTTTGTACATATATCTGAGTATG